CCCCTTCAGATAGTGATTCATTTCCAGATACTCCGTTATGATCTTTTACTGTAATTAATGAGTCTCCAGAAATACATGGATTTGTACCCCAGTCTTTATCGTTGTTTAGGTATATGCCTGGTTCTCCGGATCCTGAGTTCTTTATCTTTTCCCACAGCTCCATGAAAAACTCCTTGGTGATTCTGTTTCTCAGTAACACGGCCGAGTTGTTTGCCCTGCCTCTCTGTGGGTTTAACTCCCACCAATTACCTGACTTTGCTGAGATCATTTCGTTGTCATCGGCCGAGAACAGAGATATGAGAGCCGCTCTTCTGATTCCACCCGCAAGCACAGCATCTGCTATGTGACAAACCAGATCGTGTACCTCTATCGGGGAAAGCTTATCGCCGTCCTCTTTTTGACTCAGTATGCCTTCCATCTTCAGAAGACACTCCTTAAGCGGTTGTGGACCTGGTGCTTTACCGCCTGAAGTAACCAGCATCGCGCCTTTTGGACGTATGTCAGAGAAATCAAACTCTACTGTGTTACCGCCCTGGAAGTAGGATTTCACCATGGCTTTCACCGCGTCTGCCCAACCCTCGATGGAGTCTCCGATCAGGAACCTCTTGTGCTTCTTTGGGTTTGGCTTCTTTATCTCAGGTAGCTTATCAACGTGGTGTTTTTGTACAGAGAAACCAACCCCTGTTCCGCCCAAAAGAAGGAACATGATTTCTGAGAAGGAACGGTAATCGTCTATCGGTAGGTAGGCACAGTTGTAAACCCTGTTCGGGGATATCTCTATCGGCTTGCCACCAAACTGAAGCGACCTCATAGAAGGTAGTACTTTCTTACTGTACACAAAAGTATACGCCTGCTCTATCTCTTCTGACAGCTGAGGGTATTTCTTTAAGTGCATCGCTTTATTTCTAGTAACCAGTTCTTCCCAGCTCTCCCTTCTTTTTAGATCCGGTAGGTACTTTGAGTATTTTATGTGGACAGTAATATCGGAGAGTATCTCCTGCGCGATGTTCATCTTTATTAAATTTTTGAGAATAGTTTATAATGTAGGCGCCCGGTGTGGACCCTATTAGTTTAATTACAGTAATTGTGTTAGTTGTTACTTGCCTGGAAGCGTTGTGTTTCCTGAAGCAGCTGTGGTTGTTGGCAACTTGGTTAACTTCGTAGTAGTCGGCTTGTTTTGGTTTGTAGAGTTTAATACAGCTACGCCATCTACGTACTTTGTAGGAGTGTCACTAGGTCTAAGGTTGTTTCCTTTAAGAGATTTCTTAAAAAGGTCTATGATAAAATTTGCCATATCTGTTATGTTTTCTTCGTATCAATAAATATCGGCAATTACTTCGAAAGCTCAAAGAATTTCTTACTCAGTATGGATTTTTCTTCAAAGGTAAGGCTAGATTTATCGCTCATCTTTATGGTCCCGTTTGTTACCGCCTGCATGTGTTGTATCTGCTCCTCTGTCAATTCAGACGTCTCTATCTGTATCGTACCGTTATCGGTGTTTATCATCGCCGGATAAGTCATACCGTCCTGACCGTACCTGTTTTTCATCACATGTACACGACCGGTCTTGTTTAGCTTGTCAGATCTTTTCCTTGACAGAGAGAGAATGAAGTCAGCGATCATGATTTTGTTGTAAGAACCTGCCGCCTTATCGCCCTCTACCACGTCGTCCTTTGCACCTGCCCTGTTTACCTGTGATACCGACCATATCGGGGTGTTCAATTCCCTGGCCATGCCCTTTACAGCTGTGTATACGTCGTCTATCTCGTCCTTAACGTCAACGCTCTTACGCTTTGATTTAAGAAGGTCTATGTAGTCTATGATGATAAGATCGGGTTTGTGTCCCAAGTCTGTACACTTTCTGATGTGTGATTCTATCGACGATACAGTAGTCTTGCCCATAGGAAACTCCTTTACTATGAGTTTGCCAGGTAACGCCTCTATGGTCTTCTCTACCAATGCTCTATGATTATGTACGTCTTTAAACTCCTTACCGGTAAAAACGGAATCGTACCTCTTGCCCGTGTATATGTCAGACAGTTCTAACGTATAGTGTGCCACGGTATAACCCTGTTTCACCGCCTCTGCGCCTATGTTTACCAAGAACCATGACTTGCCAGAGCCCGGTCCGCCGAATATCACACCAAGGTCTCCGCGTCCGAGTCCTCCCATGAGAAGCTCTGTTATGTTTGGCCACGGTGTAGGTATCGCCCTGCGATCGTCTTCACGGTATCTCTGCTCTATGTCTTTGGTGTATTCGTGTCCTATGTTCTTGTCAGCACCGGCTTTCAGCGCGCTATCAATCATCGAGCGAATGTCTTCGAACTGACCCTTGGATAACAGGTCTACCGATGTGAGTAGCGCTTTCTTGAGCTGTTGGTTTTTACAGAAGTTTGAGAACTCCTGCTCTATGTATTCACGGTCTTCGTTAACGGTCTTAAGCGACTCCTTTAGCTGTTCTGCCACAGAGACCTTGAGGACCTCGTTGTCTATCTTCTTGACCTCGACCTGTAAAAACTCTAACGAAGGCGTGGTGTGATACTTGTAGTAATACCTGAGTATCTCCTTTACTATCCACTGTGACGCTGGAGAATCAAACATCTCAGGCTCAATGACATCGTATATCGTTTGTAGGAATTCTTTATGACGTAAAAGTGAAGCAAGAACTTTTATTTGAAATCCACTTCCATACGCGTTGAGCGTGTTTAATTGTGCCATAACTTTTTATGTGTGTTTATTTATACTCTGATAGGTACTTAAAGTTTGTGTATAACCATGAAGGCAGATTTGTTATGCTGTTGCCCAGTTGGTCTTCAGAATACATCTCTGCAAACACTGTGGGTTCGTATGCCTTGTTCGGTGATTCTATCATGTCAAGTATCTCTGATACAGACTCTTCAGGTATGTTTGGTTCGTCAAGGTCCATGAGTTTTTTGTTCACTTCAAGCTGACTTCTAAAATCGTACACCTTTTTCAGTATAGGCACCTCACTGTCTTTACACTTGTTTAAGACGTGCTCTAATGTTATTATACCGCTTTCTGCCAATTCAGGAAAATGTTTTATCAAAGTTTTAGAACCCAATCCTTTTATTCCCGGAACGTTGTCGCCCTTGTCCCCTAAGAGAACCTTCTGTGTAAGGAAGTTCTGTGAAGTGACACCGTATTCTGAGAGTACGTCTTTGGGTCCGTAGAACTTCTTCTTTGTCGGTGAATATATGGTTACCCTGCTCGATGCTAGCTGTAGGTAGTCTCTGTCTGATGACATTATCGTCACTTCATCTCCCACTTTTTTGGCTATGTATCCTATGACATCGTCTGCCTCTATCTTGTCTATCGATAGCAAATCAACCGGTAGGCATTTGAGGTAGTCCACGAGCCTTATAAGCTGGTTCTTGATCGCCTCAGACTCCTCTTCCTGGTTATCGAATATGTCCCAGTTGGTTATCCTTGTGAGTCCACGGTTTGCTTTGTATTCTGGGTAAAGGTAGCGCTTGTTTGTTGAGCTACCCCTACCATCAAATACGACAATGACTCTAGTTGGTCTAATCAATCTCATTCCGTATGCCATCGATTTCAGAAACCCTGTTAACGCGCCTATGTGCTGTCCAGAAGGGTTCATGTGTTGTATCATCGCAAAGGATCTAAGAAAGTTGTTTAGTCCGTCTACTATGAATACCTTTGAGTTTACGCTCAAGTCTTCTTTCTCGTTCGTTAAGGAATCGAGTATGTCTTGGTATTTTGAAGTCATTTTGTGGTTTTTACTAACTCAGCATATTGTTTTATTTTTAAACCTGGAAAGTACCCTCTTACAAAAATGTATCTAAAATGAGGTACTGTAGTTGTTTGAACGTTGTCTATAAGCTGGTCTAAAGTATCATGTAACTCCTTTCTATAATCTCCTATGCCTGTCACTAAAGAGTCTTGGTGTTTTATTAAGTCATAGTCTAGTATTATTTTCTTAATAGGCTCAAACGTATCTAGACTATACAAATACGGAGTGACATAAGAACCTTTAACGTTGTGAATAAAATCTGGCTCATATACCTTTGGTGATAATGCTATAGAATATAGGTAACAGTTTCCTGCATACTTAATATCTTCAGAAAGTATATGAATAGTTGCGTTAATGTTTTTATCATCTCCGTTAGGTCCGTGTATAATCCCAGCAGGTAAGTTCATTACGTCTAAAGTACAATCGCTAAATTCCTCACACAGTTTAAGTTCGTCTAATACTTCTTTAAGCTTATCGCCAAATATCACAAACTGTTCTGGTGCTACTAGATACTGAGGATCGTCTGCTATTTTTTCTAAGAAATCTTTTATTTTCATGGTGTTTTAGTTTTATTCAGAATCGTCGTAGATGTCTGATGTTGGTTCTGTCTCTTCTACCACCTCGAAATCGGTGCTACCCAGGACCTTTAACCATTCCGCTGAGTGTTTCTTTTTGTACTTGTCAACCGCAGAAGGAGTGTCAGGTATGAAGCCGTGTACCGTCATGATTACCTTGCTTACCGCTGTGATTCCGGTTACGTGGTTCTTGTCACAGCTGATCCTTGTTCTCTTTGCAAACTCAACATCTTTACCGTTTTTGACAGCTTTGATCTTGTTTGTGCCTGCGCTGGCCACGTTACCAAAAGTGATTACCAAAGAGGCATCAAAGTACATCGTGTTACCGCCCTTGTTACAAAGTTTGGGTTGACCCATCGGAGACTCTGGTTTTGCTACCCAGACCTTGTTGATGGCCACAAACGTATTGGTGTACGGCTGACTCTCCTTTCTTGACAGGATTATTCTCTGGTTTATGAAGTTACCGAACTGCTGACTCATCGCGCCTGCGTTCCACTCGTTGTTGTTCTTCTGTGATTCTATCGATAACCTACAAGGTATTGAACCTACAGAGTCCCAAAAGAAACACAGGTTGTGAGGCAGGTTACCCTTCTTCTGATCGTCGAGTAGATCTGCCATGAACGCAGCCACGTCTTCGATGCAATTAAGCTTCTCACGGTCCATGTATATGAAGAATCCGTTGTAATCCACCACCTCTCCGGTGTCAGCGTCTGCGACCTCTTGGAACTGAAGTCCCATGGTCCTTGCGTGTTCCCAAGACCATTTCATCTCGGTGATTATGAAAACCGGTAGTATGCCCATCTTCTGTGCGGACACCGCCGCTTCTAAAAGAGCGGTGGTCTTGCCGGTATCAGAGTGACCTCTAAGTAAAGTTATATGGCCTATAGGAATGCCGGGTAACTCTAATGCATCTTGAAACGCGCTAGATAACGGTATCCACTGTTGCTCTTTAAATTTTACAGAAGTTGAAGACAGGTTCTTGGATTTCTTAAATTTATCCAAGTTAAATTCGCCTTTGATGGCTGTAGAGAGAGCCCCGTTAAGGCTCTCTTTCTTTTCGCCTTTTGCCATATTTTATAACCTTTTTATAGTTTAGATGTCGAATAGATCATCGATCTTAGCGTCGATGTCACTCTTCTTTGTGCTCAGTGAGAAAGACTTGGTCTCAGCTTTTTGCTTTTGTTCTCCTTCCCAAGGTAGGTCTGTCGGTGTTTCTTCAACCGGTGCGGCAGGTTTTTCTGCCTCCTCTTCTGGGTTTAAGTGTGCCTGTAGAGCAGCCTTCATGTCTTCGTAAGAGAAGTGCTTGTACGCGTCTACCGGGTTTGGTTGTTCTGATAGCCACTTCTTAACCTGGTCTTTGTTTTCTGAAAGAGGAGTTGATTTACCTCTAACACGAACCTTGGATTGATTGAAGTTTGTACCGTTCTGTTCAGGAGATGTGGTTTCGATTGTGATGTCACGACCCTGAATGATGTCTGTGTAATCGCCCACGTCTTCGTCTTCGGCGATCGCAAGTAACTCCATGTACACCTGCTTACCGAATTCCCAAAGCATAACGCCCTTGTCTTCTTCCCCACGTACGATGATAGGTACCATGACCCTCATCTTTGGTTCTAGCTTTCTAGCCAACTGCCAGTCTTCCTTGTTAGAAGATTTACGTAGCTTCTGAGTGAATTCTGCGATCGGGTCCTTTTCTCCGTAACACGAAGGGGACATCATCGTCTTGTTGTTAATTCCGTAGTAGATGTGCATCTCCTTAAACGGATTTGTCTTGTCGTAGGCCGACGGGAGTATTCTCACCGAATGCTTGCCTACGGATGCTCTCCATAAGGTCTTAGGAAGATTGTCTCCGCCCTTGCCTCCTTTTGGGTTCTGTAGCGCTGATAAACGCGCCTTTAGTGCTTGGATATCCATAATGTAACTATTGATTATATAAAGAATGTAAAAAAGAAACGCGAATGGAAAAAGTATATCTACAAAGTAGGTACGATTTTAAACACTACTGTGTTCAGCTTTTTGAATTCGCTTCCTTGGGTAAGCAGCACAGAGTTCTTGTATTCTGGCCAGTTTATGGGATACTTGGTGTCCATGACTCCGTTGTTAAGGGTCATTATCAGCGTGTTTAGCGCGTTGATCGTGTATAGCGTATTGGACTCTTTCTTTCTGTGTAAAAGTATCGTGTTGTGGATTATCTTGGTTTCCGGTCCTTCAACTTCTATGTTGTAAGTGCACATGTATTCGTCCAGCTCCGGAGAGGCCAGTACAAATATCTTGTTGTAAAGTATCTTGTAGCTTGCGTTTATCTCTGCAATCTTCTCTTCTAACTTATCCTTTGCAGTGAAACTACAGAACAATCTATTCATCAGTGATTCTTGTGTTAATTTAATCGTAGTCATAACCTTATTGTGTTTATAAATATCGGCGTTTAATCGAAAAAGTAATCTTTTGAGTGTTTATGTTTTACCTTGAATCCCCCTTCTTGGAGTATTTCTTTTATCTTTATTAAAAAATCCTTGCCGTCTTCAACGCAGTAGTCGAACAGAAAAGAGTCGTACGTTATCAGTACCAGCTTGCTTTTGCAATCAACCATGTACTCTCTCAGTCTCTCTATCTTCTCGGTGTTTATCTTGGTCTCCAGGTTTTGTACCCAGTAATTGAACAGCTTGAGCTTGTTCATCTCAGGGTCCCTTTTGAGCATGGTTCCAGTTGGCAGTTTTATCGAACCCTCCTTTTTATACTTGGTCCAGGAATGCTCTATGAAATCCCCTATCTTTGAAAACAGAGGTATGGTCCTGTATTTCGCCTCTATCCCTCCGTAAAGCTGCTTGAAGGTTATCTCCTTTGACGCGTGATACTCCTCTTCTGTCAATTCCTCCTTGCCAAAGTACATCCTGCCAAGCTGCGTGTGTATGGACTGGTCTTGGTCCGGTAGTTCGTATCCTATCTGCTTGGAAATCAATCTCAAGTGGTACGCATCGAAATCGAACTCTACAAGGAAATCGTACTTGGGCACAAAGCACCTTCTAAACTCCTTTGTCTTTGGTATCGCTACGAAATTGACAGAGTTAAAAGAGTTCGTCGGTCTGCCTGTGATGTTGTACATGTTATACTGCGAGTACACCACGTCCCTGTCTATGAAGTACTCGGGCTTCTCTACACCGTACAGGGCCACCAACCTGTCTTCGTCCACGCCTATGCCCTGTTTTTCCACCCAAGAGTAAGCGTCAGATGCCCTGTCTAGGAAATGTTGCTCGCTCTCTAGGTCTATGAGTAACAGCGCCTTGTCGTACAGACACTCACACGTCTCGTAGTGCTTGGTTATCGGTATTATCTCGTTTATGTACCTGTAGTCACCCTGCTTTATGTCAAAGGACCTGTGTACCCGGGTAAGACAATCGAACTTTGACTCGTCCATGCCCTGATCCACACGTATGAAGTTGAGGTCCACTGAGGACTTTACGTCTATGAAGTACGAGTGCGCCTTTCTGTCAAACAGGTAAACCTTCTTGTGTAGGTCTAGGAAACTTTGAACCTTTGATATCTGGAGGCTGAATCCTTCGCTGTGGTTTATCGGGAATATGTAACCTTTGTCTCCTGCGTTATAGTAGACCAGTGAGCACCTGGATAGCGCCGGATGCCATCTGTTGGAGGACGGTATCACCTGAACAAAACAAGATTCGCTTGAAGTCAACTTAGACAGCTGGTCCAGGGTCTCGATGATAAAATACATGTCATAACCTTTTAAACATTATAACACGATTTAATTTAAAAAAGAAATTTAAGTTCTAAGTAAATAAAAGAGCTCCAGCAAAGTGGAGCTCTTTTTTGTGGTGTTTTGGTATTGCTTTAATTATATCCAAAAGAATACATAAAATCATCGTCAAACTCACTAATTCCGTATGCATCACATAGATCAGATATCTCTTCTGGGAAGTGTTGCTCTAAATCTCTATCTTTTTTAGGCTGCCCTGTTATCTTATC